AGTAACAGAAGTACCTTCCGATCCTTGACGTTTAGCAAACCAAAATGCATCAAGCATTGACTGTGGATTAAATTTATTAACTACATTAGTTTGGTCGTTATCAAATGTCTTACGAGCCCAATAGTTCTGAATAAGCTTACGTAAATATGCTTCAGCTTTTGGTGGAGCCATATTACCAACATCAACGTTAAATACGAGACGTTCTGGAGCTCTTACTAAACGATAGATAACAATAGCATCTTCAATAAGAGAAAGCTGACGATAAGGTCGACGAGCATTCTCAAGGAAAGGGATAACATAATCCTTTGTATCGTTATAAACTCCAGAATTAACATAAACCAATTGATTCTGCTCCATAGGAATCATTTCCGTCTTCTCAACTTTATCTGGCTGTGTAGGGCTAAAGATTGGCTTCTTATAAATATAGCCTTTAACTAGCATATTCTGAATATTATTATAAACAGGCTCAACAATCTCAGCAGGAATATTAATTAAGCCAAGGACACCTTCTTTAACATAATCATCATGTAAAATCATCTCAAAGAATACTTCACCTTCAACTAGTAGCTGCCTAAAGTACTGCCAACCCTTATGTTTAAGCTCGAAATAATCGATAAATTTAGAAAACTCTTCATCAATATCTTTCTTTTCATCAACTGTTAGATCGATATTCTCGTAGTTAATAGTAGCCACCCTACCATTTTCATCAACATTAATAAATTCATCACAAATCTCATCAAGTGCATCAGCTACTTCTGAATATGCTGACATTATACGATAATCTCTCAATCTTCCACCTTTATCAGCGTCAAGATTAGCATACATTACATCAGCAAAGGAACTATCTTTACCAAAATCCCCTATTGGAATATTATTGTATGGATTAGACGAAGAGACAGATGACTTAACTAAAGCTTCTGCTCTTTGAGTACCATTCTTTGCAAAGTATTTATACTTAGAGTTGAGCGCGTCATCTTCAGTTTGAGCATACGGCAACCTGTTCTGAATATATTGAACCAAGTTCCTACCGAAAGAAGAAGCTTTACCGTCACCTTGATTTTGATTTGAAGAATTAGAAGCCATCGTGTATATTTAATTAGATATGAAGTAGAATCCAGAGATATTAGCTGATGTAGTAAATCCTGCTGGGTTTTTAATAATAAGATCAAATCTACTATTTGATCCTGAAAGATAAGGGAACGTAATATTCATTACATCGTTAGTAATTACATTCCATGCTGAATTAGGTAGTATGAAACCTGATAGTAGACCAGTGTATAATGTACTAATGCCTGTAAAGCTCGTAAATAAACTTGTATCATTTGAGCTAAGCATGACAAACTCTGTCTCGTTATAATTACCACCTAAAAATGTATATGAATATGCTTCTAAATCTGAAGCAGTCTTTGCAATAGTTACTGGATCACCGTTAGTTTCTATAACATTAGAACCGGAAGCATTAAAATATATATTAGTTAATTCTGGTATACCAGATAAATTTATTGTTTCAGTTTCAGCAATACCTGAAAGATTAGTAAAGAAGTTATCATAATCTAACGATGAAAGAGGTTGTTGAAAGTTAAATCTACTATCAACATTAACAAAATTTTGTTCGATAAAGTATATCGGGCTTGAGATTTCATTCTTATTTCTAAATAACCAACCTTTAATAGTAAAAGAAGTATCACCGACTACTCTAAACTTTTCACTATATGTAGTTTCAGTAGGATTATTTAAGGTGATATTTTGATCCCATAAAACTTCAGTTCGTATTTCAACTGGTGCTCCAGATAAAGAAGTGGGTTCCTCCCACGCAAGAACTATATACGGATTAGTAAAAGGTACGAAGTTAGATACTATCTGTTCCATATCTTGCATATACCGACACATTATCGACATATTAACTTGCAAATTAACTGGTACAGGAGTTCTAATTGAGGTAGAAGTATTACTACTTTGATAGTTTTCAAAGTTATTTAACTTATTAAATACCCTATCATTATCATATGAAATAGATGCTAAATCAATAGAAACAACAGGGAGTGTTAAGTTTTGAGCTTTGTTAACTATATCATACATGATACGCTGCTTAGGTGCAAAAACATATCTAACCTCGACATTTTGACGCGCATTACCGTTTTTATCATAACGCTTAATAACTGTATCATCAAACGCAGCAGTAAACTGAGTAAGTAAATTTTTTATCTCAAAATTGTACGTATAATTCTTCAAAGCTACTATTATTTAATTAAACAAACCTGTCTACAAAGTATTTTGGTAGTTTATGCTTAGACTTTAGTATAGCATTTACAATAGTACCATCAAGAATATAAGTAATACATTCGTCTTTCTTCGATCTCACACCTCTACCACACGATTGAATTAAGGAACATAGCATTTTATTCTGATACCAGTCAAAATCATTTTTCATCATACGCTCAATACGAACATCTTTAGTAGGTAAGAAGGGCGCTTTAACAATTATTTGGAACTTTGCAAGATCACCCTTCAAATCAACGCCATATGACATCGAAGGTGATACTAATACAGTAGGATCTGAATCAGTCATATGTGCTTCTAAGATCTCCTCATTTCTAACTCCAGGTTCACGATATAAGAATCTACTATCATGTAGGGTATTTGATATCTTAAGAGTTATTGAGTTATTCTGAGAGTGAATAATGCCTTTATCGTCTTTATGATGTTCACATATCTCACCAATCTGCTTAATTATCCTTGGTAAGTACTTATCCATTGTATGGTAGTTAAGCTTATACTTCGGATTACATATGATAGGAGCTTTCTTAGGATCAAAACTCGATTCAGCTTCAACATATTTATAATCTGTAATGCCAAGACTCTTACAAAAGTTCTTAGGATCAATAATAGTAGCCGACATTAGGATAACCTTATCAGCAAACTCAAATAATCTATGGGCTAGCTTATCCACTTTCAAAGGCATAAAGGTAATTGTTTGTCTATCCTTCTCAAAGACATATTCTGACTCTTCCCAAGAATCAATAACAAGTTCAACCTTACTATGAATATTAATCAAACGTGTCATCATCGAGGTAAGATCTTGAATAGCTTTCTGATTCTTACTCTTCTTATTAGCAATAATATCTTTTAAGTCTTCAATCTTATCTGTAATATCAACAGCAACACCACTTAACCATTTTACAGCAGAGTTACTACTCATATATGGTTTAATATTAACATCTAACCTACTCAAAAAGTCGTAGTCAATTACACATGTAAACTCTTTAACAAGCTGATCTTCAAGCTCAGATGCTTCATCACATATTAGAAACTGTCTTTTCTTAAGATGATCAGGCAAAGCAAAGAACATATTATAGTTAAGAGTATTGAACTTTGACACTAAAGTCTTATTTCGCTGCTCATAATATGGGCACTTACACTCAGCCCAACACTGACGTTTTAGACTAGGCGCGTGTAAACATGGTGCAATATCTACTGGGTATCGATCATCAATAGCACACTGATAATTAGACTTACCTTTCAAGACCTCTACATCATCAAACAATTCCTTATATTGATCTTGTAGTGCTTTTGTTATGGTTAACGCTGTTGTCCCAAACGCTCTCTCGTTATCGCAATCTTCTTCATAATTATATCCAGTAGAAGAACGCTTGTATGCTAAGTAGCTAGTAACAATATCTCTAAACTCTTTACTACTACTATCTGACGCGTTACCCAGCGTCTTTGATACAAACGACTTACCTGACCCTGTCGGCGCATTGCAAATAACAAACTTATGACCATTATCAAAAGCATCATCTATATTCTTAAGAAGCTTTACCTGTGAGGGGTTAGGATCATAACCTGCAGGGAATTTTTGGAGTAGTCTAGATATCACTAAACTAATTGTAGTCTACTAACTCTATTAATCAACGTCTCTTAGCGGAAGAATGTAAACTAACTCATCATATAGTTTAGACTTCTTTGTTGAATCTAACAACTTAACTTGTAAGTCTAAATCTTGTATGTTTAAGAACATCTTAGTCTTATAGTTAAGCGTTGTTACAGTGCCTTCTTTACTAATATCATAAGGATAAGGTACTTCATATATACGAGTCCGCTCACCATCCTCTAAAGTTAATCTTGCATAATGCTGCTTAACTTGAAATATTTTAAGCTTACCTTTTCTAATAATTTTTTTATCTGTCTTAATCGCTATAGTTTCTAGCAAATAAGGTTTAATATATTCAGAAAAATTTTCAAGTGAAGTAGTCATGAGTTGAGATAACCAGCTTTTTGCTCAGCTGACATAGGGTAGATGTTTTCATTAAAATAAGGCCAAAACTCTGAAGCTGGAATCTCTTTAATTAGATCAACTTGATTACAGTTAATTGTTCTATAATTTTGCATTAAGACATCCCACACTACAAGCAAGTTATCTGCTGCTTCATTAATTTTTTTTGGTCCTTTAGGCGGTCTATAGTTAAGAGTGGTTCTACCATTTACTGAGTTTAAAAGATCATATGATTTGGTGCATAGCATACGTCTTGTAGCACCATCACCCGGTCTTGGATCACGTCTTACAAATCGAACATCGCATACATTATTCAAAAGTATGCTGTCTAGAGCTGACCTTTGAACAATCACTCTTTAAGTGTGCAAATACCAAACAAGCGATCTTCATTTAAAAAGATACCTTTCTTAAGTCGCTTACCATTAATATCTAGGTTAGAAATAGTAACACCTAGGTTGTTAGGAAAGATTACAACATCACCTACTTTAGCATATTCTACTTTTGGTCCGGTAAGAATAACTCTAGCCTTACGCCAGGCTTTTGTAACAGCATTTGTTGGGACAAATATTCCATTACGTTGAACTTCACCCTCGTCATTTTCATCAACATATTCTACTAGTAGAATATCATCAAAGATAAAATTTAATTCGAAATCGTCTGTAAGACCAATATCACCTTCACTATGTGTAGAAAGGTCTATAAGATGTTTCTGAGAGGGTAAACGGTCAATACTTTCATGTGCAGGCATATAGATATTTAGCTAGTGTTTT